AAGCTTATGTACAGAGATTATTCGAAGACAAACAAAAAAGATTAGAAATAAGTCAAAGATCATATTTAAAACATATAAATAAAAAAGTCGATGACTTTCATAAAACGCTAAATAACCATTATAACGGTGATGTGGTTAGTTGGCAAAAAGCAAAAGACGCAGATAATCACCGATTAATTAATAATATCATAAAAGCAGAAACATTATGAACGACATTTATGTACAAAAGCCGAAAAAAAACAATTTCGACTTATCACACGAAGTTAAGATGACTGGTAATATGGGTGAATTATACCCTTGTTATATACAAGATGTAGTACCAGGAGACAGTTTCAAAGTGAACACACAGCAGTTAGTAAGATTTAGTCCTTTATTAGCACCAATGATGCACAATGTGGACTTTAAATTAGATTATTTCTTTGTACCATACAGAATTATATGGGACGAATGGAAAGACTTTATTACAGGAGGTGAAGATGGAAACGACCTACCCTCCTACCCAAGAATTAAAATAGATGCAACATCAGTTAATTATTTAACAAAAGGAAGTTTAGCAGATTATTTAGGAGTACCCCCATCAGTTAGTACAGCAGGAACAAAAGGAGGTGCATGGAATGATATTCAAACAGGTAAAGAACATTATATATCAAGTTTACCTTTTAGAGCATATCAATTAATATGGCACGAATATTTTAGAGACCAAAACGTAGGAGCAGAATACGATCAGTACACAAGTTCAGGAATAGCAGCAAGTTTAGAAATGTTAGCTACAATGGAGTTAAGAAAATCAAACTGGCAAAAAGATTATTTTACAAGTGCATTACCATTTTTACAAAGAGGTACAGAGGTAACATTACCATTAGGAGATACTGCACCATTATTATATGGAGATTATAGAAACCCGCCAGTAGGATCAGGTGATCCCACACAATATACAAGGCTAGCATCAAATGGACAACCAACGGCTGCAACATCAATAACATCAACAGGAAATGGTATTTTAAAATCAGGAACTGGAGATATAAATATAGATGTAACGCAAACTCATGTTGCAGATTTAGCAAATGCTACAGCAACAACAATTAATGAATTAAGAAAAGCAACAGCATTACAGAGATGGTTAGAGTTAATGGCAAGAGCAGGTTCAAGATATAGAGAACAGATATATGCAATATTTGGAGAGAGAATTCCAGACTATACAGTACAAATTCCAAAATATTTAGGAGGTGGAAAGACACCAATTATGGTTAGTGAAATATTAAGTACTTACGAAGACAAATCAGTATCAAATAGCAGACCTGCAGGAGATATGTACGGACACGCATTAGCATTAGGAAACGATATAGGATTTACAGAAAGTTTCGATGAACACGGAATTATATTAGGATTATGTAGAGTTATACCAAAAGCAAGTTACGCACAAGGATTAAACAAGTTTTGGCAAAAGTTCGATAAGTTCGATCATTATTTCCCACAATTTGCAAATCTAGGAGAGCAAGAAGTATATAATAAAGAAATTTATATAGAGGGTAACGAAGACGACGATAACGGAATATTTGGATATCAACAAAGATATGCAGAATATAAATATGCAGAAAACAGAGTTGCAGGAGATTTTAGAGATACATTAGCACACTGGGAATTATCAAGAAGATTTGAAAATAACGCACCAGTATTAAATCAATCATTTATAGAATGTGCACCAGATACAAGAATATTTGCAATAGAAGATGACAATGAAGATAAATGTTGGATCAGTTTATATCACAGAGTCAATGCAATTAGACCAATACCATACTTTAGTAACCCAAGTTTAACATAAATAAATAATAAAAAATGAAATTAATTAAAAATGATGTAATATCAGGAACAGAAGATGAAACAACAAAAAAAGAGGTAAAAGACTTTAAAGAAAAGTTTCAAAAGTATAAAGAAGATTATATTAAAAATAACACAATAGAATCAATGGTATACGAAAATGGATCTGCATTAGCATTATTATACAAAGAGGTAATGAGATTAAATCAATTATTAACAAGTAATTTACAAACAGATGAACAAAAGAATTAAAGACAAATGGAAAGTCCAAGAAATAACAGTTCAGGACAATACAGGTGAAATTATAACAAAACCAAATCAGTCAATGTCAGTAAGAGAAATATTATTTAGAAATACACAAGGTATGACATATGACAATTATAAGACACCATACTACGAAGATCAGGCAACATTCAGTTCACAATCATTGAACAAAATTCAAGAAATGGAACCTGTAGAAAAACTGCAATATTTAAAGAATGTAAGTAGTCAAGTGAAAAGTTTAGAAAAACAAATTAAAGATCACGAAATAGCTAAACAAGAAGCACTAATACAAGCACAAGAAGCAGCAGTTGTAGATACACAAACAAATAAAGAGACCAAATCAGAATAATTT